CAATTAAATTTACTTTATCTTGCTTTGCTTTGAAATTACCTGAAAGATAGTTGCTTATTAATGATTTGTTTATTCCTGTTTTATTAGCAAGGTCTGTAGGTTTTAAATTGTTATATTCTAATGCTTGTTTTAATCTATTAGCAAAAGTATCTTCTAACATTTTTATCTTCACCCCAATCATTTTTACATTATTATTATATACATTAATTTAGAAAAACACAACAAAAAAAGTGTAAAAAAATAAAAAAGTTGTGAAAAACTTAAAAATTGTATTGACAATTTTGAAAATAGAAACTATACTTTTATTAGAGTTGCGAAAATAAGAACTCAATCATAGGAAAAGGAGGATAAAAAAATGTATGATTATTCAAAACTAAAAGGTAAGATTCGTGAATTAGGAATTACTCAAAATGAATATGCAAAAGCAATTGGTATAACTGAACAAACATTAAACTTAAGATTAAAGAATAAAAGACCATTTAAACAAGATGAAATTGAAAAAACAATGTTATTGTTCAATGAACCATTAAAAAATGTACAAATATATTTTTTTAATAAAAAAGTTGCGAAAAACAGAACAAATTAGTCTGACAAACTAAAAAACAAAAAAACAAATTATAAGAAAGGATTTTTTATGAAAAAGAAATTAAGTGTAAAAGAAGTTGCTTCTCTTATGGGTAAATCCACTCAATTTGTAAGAATTGGATTACAAAGAGGTGCATTTCCGTTTGGTAGTGCAGTAAAACTATCTTCAAGATGGTCTTATCACATTTCGCCTGAATTATTTTATGAATATATAAATGGAAAAAAGGAGGAGCATATATGAAAAAAACAAAATTAAAATTAAAGCCTTGGGTTTTACCAACATTTATTGGATTAATATTATTATTTATCTTTTTAGGGCTTATGAATATTTTAGAAAATGATATGGAAAAACATATTGAAAGAGTATCGCAAGAATGTGCATTACAAGGATATGGTATTAAAGCCAAATATACAAAAGAGGGGGATAAATACTATGTCTGCAACAAATAAAAGTCAAACATCAGATATAATTGCCCATTTAAGAAAATATAAAACAATTACTTCTTATGAGGCAATAAAAAAATATGGTGCAACAAGATTATCAGGAATAATATTTATTTTACGAGATAGAGGATTTGGCATAGAAACTGAAATGATAAATGTTAAGAATCGATATGGTCACATGTCAAAAATTGCAGTTTATAAATTAGTAAGAGATATAGAACAGGAGGCAGGAGAATGATGTTAGGGTTAAATATTTTGCAAATAAAATTGCCTGTTATTTTAATGGCAATGCTATCAATTATTATTGTAATTTTGGGGGTATTTATTGTAATTACTTTAATTGTGGCTTGTATAAAATCACTAATTAAGCAAATTAAACAGATTAGGAAGTGATTCTATATGCAAAATACTAAAAGATTTTATTGGATAAAACTGAAAACTAATTTTTTTAGTAGAGAAGATATAGACTTCCTATTATCTCAAAAAAATGGATGTGAATATGTTGTTTTATATCAAATGTTATGTCTTAATACTGCAAATAATGATGGAAGATTAGAAAGTAAAATAGGCGAATTAATAGTACCGTTTAATGCAGAAAAAATTGTAAGAGATTGTAAATATTTTGATATTGATACAGTAAATGTTGCTATTAATTTATATAGAAAATTAGGCTTAATTTATGAAGAAGAAAATGAGGGCATACTTAAAATATCTAATTATGATGAAATGGTAGGCAGTGAAACTGATTGGGCAGAAAAAAAGAGACTATATCGCCAAAATAAGAAATTATTAGAAAATAAAGATAATGTAGGGGACAACATAAAGGACAATGTCCGACAAGAGAATAGAGATAAGAGTATAGAGTATAGAGTTAAAGAAAATAGAGAAAAAGAAAGTGCTAGTGTTAGTGTTAGCGATGCAATTCCTGATAATTTAAAAGAACTTTTTGATAGGCATAATATTACAAATTCTCAAATACAAAATCAAATATTAGAATATTTTACCAATGGTATGGAGTTAGAAGTAATAAATAATGGTTTATTAATTCCTTATGATAGAAATGTTATGAATTTCGATTTTGAAATGGAAGAAGCACCAATAAATAATCCTTTAGATTATGGTTTACAGGTATTAGAGAATTGGTACAACTTTGGTGTAAGGACTATGTATGATGTAAAAAAATATAACAAATTAAATAAACATAATGAAATGATGTTAGGTGGTGTAAAACAATGACTATTGATGAATTATCAAAATATCACAATATAAAAATTGAGATGAAACAGTTGGAAGAAACAATAGAAGAATTAGAATCAACAATAATAGGTTCTTCTAAAATTACAGGTATGCCAACATCATTACATGGCAATAGTAGTCCAACTGAAAGAATTGGTCTTAAATTAGCACAATTAAAATCTAAATTAGTTAATAAAAAAGATAAACTAATTGATGAAGCACAAAAGATAGAAGAATTTATTGATACAGTAGATGATGAAGAAATTAGAATTATTATCAGAGAAAGATTCTTAAATGGTAAAACATGGGATGAAATTGCAAAAATAATAATAACAGATAGGTCAACACCTTACTACAAGTTAAAGAAATATTTAAATGGGAGGCTATATGAAAATGAAAATAAAAAACATAGATTGTAATTTACTTAAATTATCTAAAATTCAACTAATAGCAAAAATTAATAGTTTAGAACTAATTAATGAAGATTTAGAATCAACAATTAAAGATGAACTATATAAAATCTTTATGGATAAATTAAAAGAACCTCAAGAATTACAACGATTAAAAAAAGAAAATAAGAATTTAAGAAGTAAAGTTAAAACATTAAAACAAGTATTAAAGGGTGATAATACATGAAATATGAAATATTAAGCATTGAAACTGCAGGTAAAATAGCAAGATTAGAAAAAGAAAATAACGAATATCAGGAAATCATTGATAAATTTGATAAAGAGATTAATAGACAATTTAAAATAATAAAAAATGCAATTACTTTAATTGAAGATAATAACACTACATTTTCTACTAAAGAATGGAAAGAAACATTATTAAAAACATTAAAAGAGGTACATAATGTGTAGTTTTACTTATGAAAATGAACTTGACTTTATCAAAAAGTTGAGGAGTTTAAAAACATACTGCCCTAGAGCATATAAAGATTTATTATTTAATGTTGAATTAAACAATTTACATAATTTAGAGAATGGTAGGCATATAAGAAACCTATACACATCAAAAGAATTTAAATTTGTGTATGGTCAAATTCAATTAATCTTTTCAGTTAATAATGGAGATATTGTTATTGAAGATATATCACCTCAACAATTTTTATTAGATGGATATTTTAATCTATTAGATATTTATAAAGGTATTCCTTATAGGAATGATAAAGATAAATTTAAAATTAATTTATTTTCAAGTATGAAGAATAGGAGTGTTATATATGAATGAAAAATTAAGAAAAATAGTCAGTCATTATGGTATAAAAAAACAACTTAAATATTTTCAAAGTGAAATATTTGAATTGAATGAAGCAATTATTGAATATAGAGAAAGTGAAAGAAATCCAATAGATGTAATAGTTAATATTTGTAATAGTATTGTAGCACCTTTTCAAGGAACAACACCAATAGATAAAACTGCTCATATAAAAGAAGAAATAGCAGATGTAATGGTTATGTTAAAGCAAATACAACTTTATTACAATATTTCTACAAATGATATAAGAAAAATAATGAATGAAAAAGTTAATAGACAACTAGATAGAATTGAAAAAGAAAAAGTTGGTGGTAATTATGAAAAAATTAAATAAATTATTAAATATATTAAGTGTAGTAATTGTAATTCTTTTAGTTATAGGTTTTATATGGTTATTCTTTGAAATTAAAGAAATGCTAATTGATTATAGGTGTTCACAATTGCCAATCAATGAATTTTTTAAAGATAATGAATGCAAAAGATACTGGAGGTATAGAATAAATGAATAAAGATGTTGAAAAAGATTATATTAAAGTTCCTATTTATATTGAAAAAGCAGTTAAAAAACTATTTAAATTAAAGAATCAAGAAAAAGAAATAGTATCTCAAGTAAAAGATTATATGGAACACCACGATATTCCAACAGAAACACGATTATCTTTATTAAAATTTTTTCCTGAAGAAGAAATTAATCCTAATCAAATGTCTTTATTTGAAACAGATGGTGATAAATAATGATATGTGAATGCAAAGAAAT